GTATCAAACACATTACGGATCACCATTGCACCGCCCATTGCAATACCCAATGATGCAAATGCACCCTGTAATTTGCCCAATGCACTGCGGTAATTACCAACGTTCCTGAAATTATCACCAACAGTTTTATCCAATTTTTTCAATTGTTTATCACCTGAACGTGCGGATCTTGTAACCTTATCATATTGCATTTGCAATTTGCGGTATTCTTTTGTGTTCTTTTTTCCTGCCTGTTCTAATTTTAACAATTCTGCACCCAAACGTTTTGATTCATTTTTTTGATCACGTGTTGCCTTTACTAATTTTTTGTATGCATTTGTTTCCTGATCCATCAACTTTTTTTGCCTCTGTTGTTGTTTCAATAAACGTTCTTTTTCCTGTGATTCCATTTTGGATGTGCGAATTTTATCCTGTTGCAACCGTTCCAATTCACGTTCCGCCTGAATTTGGGCCTTTGTGGCCTGTGCCTTTGCTTTATCAACCTGAACAGATTGTTTCATTGTGGCATCCGCCTGTGCAACGGCTTTACTCATTTTATTGATGCCCTCTGTTGATTTTTTCAGTGATGAATTTAATGTTTTGGATATTGTTGTTGCAGTTTTTTTCAACCCAACATTCATTTTATCCAATTCAGTTAATGTTTTTTTTGCGGAATCCCTGATTTCTTTGTACAAATCTGCCTCTGCAATATCACTCCTTTTTATTTGCCCACTTGCCATATTCTTGTATTATTGTATAATATTCAACAACTGTTGTTTCTTTTAAATTTACTTTAAACCCCAACCATTTTGATAAATGTAAAACCGTTGTTTCAATGCTTTTACCATCACCAAAATTTATGTTTAAACGTTCAATTTTTGCATCAACAATTTCAATTTCTGTTAATTTAAAACGTTTATTTGTTTGAACATAATCACATTGTAATTTTGCTTTTTTACGCAACAAATTCATGTAACGTTCAAACTCTTTTGATAAACCAAACCGTACCAAATACTGATCATACAATTTATCATATTGTATTTGGTTGTTTTTTTCATCATCAATCAAATCAATTGTAACATATTTTAAATATCCATCACTGCATTTCTGCCAGTTATACATTGGCATTTCATCAATTGATTCCCAATATTTTACGTGCGTATTTAATGTACTGTTGCCTGATTTGATCCGCATATATTTCCAAATTCTGTTCATCCAATCCTAAAATATTTGTGTTCCACCATAATTGATCTTGCATTACTGATGCATCTGCATTAATTAAAATGCTATCTTTTAACACAGTAATAAACATTGATTGATAAAATGCACCTGTATCCTTTAATGTAAATGGTGTACCTGCACGTTTTATTGGATTTATTGCCTGTGTTGCAGGTGAATACAATCCAATTACTTCATCAAATTTATTCACTCCACGTTGAAACAACTGATCCTGCCTGATAAGATCCAACACCAATTTTTTAATTTGCGGTGTGTTTGCCTCATACCATGCCAATGCATCATCCAATGTTAATGCCTTTTTTAAATGCGTTTCAACCAATGTATTGCCAATCATATTTCAAATTTACGAAAATTTAAGGTTTTTTATATAATAAAAAAAAGGGATGTAAACAAATACATCCCCTTTTTAATATTTAAAACCATAAGTTAAACAGATTTTTTCACTGATTTTCTGTTTACTTTTTTAGGATTGCACAATTTGTATGCCTGTTTTACTGTTTCACTATTCAAATAATGAAATTGTTTTAATGCATCTTTTTGTGTTAAATCTTTTAAAACCTCAACCCTAAATGTTGATTTTCCAACCGTGATATATTCTGTTTTTCCCATAATTTTATGCCGTTACTGTATTAACTGATCCCTCAAATCCTGTTTTTGCAACTGATAATTTAAGGTTTACACCTGATGCCAATCCTGCACTGGTATAATCAACAATGTACGTGCCATCTGGCCCCTCTGTAACTGCATCAATCGTAACCGTTGTGCCTGCATCAACATTTTCCAATAACCAATCACTGGATGCCGTTGCACCTTTGTACAGAATTGGATTGTATGCCGTTCCATAATCTAAATTTGCATTAACAGTAATTGCGGTTGTTGTTGCACTTGAAACTGTTAATTCAACATCCAATAACCCCTCTAAACTGTTAAAATCAATACCTGATTCCTCTGCGGTGATCATTTTCATTGTTGATTCATCAAACAATCTGTTGAAATCAAAACCTAACATGATTTTTTGAACTGTTGAATCTGTTGCAAACATAAATTTTGGATCCCATGAATCATTGTCCACTGGTATTGGGTATAAAAATCCGTTTACCTCTGATCCAATCAAATCACCCTCAACATCAACAATGTAAATTCCAAACTGCACACAACGTGATGCCTGCAATTTTCCTAAAAATGTTGGTGTTGAATCATCCTGCCATAATTCACCTGCAAAGGATCTTACACCTTGACGTAAATATGCTTTACGGCCACTGTTTGCCTCTTCAAATAATGAATCCGCCTTTGGTAATTCAACGTTTTCAAATTTAGGTAATGGAAACCAACGTTTTGATGCATCCGCCTCATTAACGTAATCACTCCATGTTGGTATTGATGCACTTAAATCAATACCGTTTTTTGTACCATCATTTGCCATTAAAGGCACTAAAATTAAGGAACTTGTTATTCCCTGTACAGGAACACAGTTTGGTACACCTGTGTTACTTAAACCTGCATTACAATCACATGATTTCATATGTTTATTTTTTTAATTATTATTAATTTATTTAATTCTGTTTAACATTTACAATTTGCACGGTATTTACTTAACGTAATATTCAATGAAACACCTGATAAATTGGCATCCAATATGTTTTCAACTGCACCCTGATCCGTTTCAACACCAAAACGTGAAAATGTTTTGTATGTATATTCATCAACAGTTTTGTACATTCTTAAACTTTCAACCGTTTTAATAAATTCCTGCATCAAATTTCCCATTGGTGTAACCACTTGTTTACGGTGATCTGCCGTGTAATACTGTGATGGATCCGTTTCATCTAAAAAAAACAGATTTGTAACAATATCACGTTCAATGGCGGATTCCCTGCCGTATCCTGTTTCACTGATTATTTCCAGTAACCAAATCAACGGCAATTTTTCCTCTAAATTATTTGTTGCAATTGTCCATTCACGGTTTGTTGCCAATTTCGTACCTGTAATAAAAAACGGTTTTTGCAATGTGCAAATACCATCCAAATTAATTACAGGATCCGTTTCAACCAACTGTGTTGCAATTATCCATTCATCAACAGATACATCATTGATCAGAAACACAACACCATTGGAATCAGTAATTGTTTTACCAACTCTGGCCCATTTTGTATGGCAAAAATATGTTTTACCATCTGTTGCATTGTATTCACCATCAATTTTATTGTTGATGTGATCAATAATTTCCTGTATTTCAACGGTTGCATCAATCATATCCAATACGTTGTCAATTTTTTATGCCCATTGTAATGTGGGTAATCACTGGAATTATCACAAATGTATTGTTGAATTGCATGATACGTAAACACTCCCTGATTATAACGTGTATAAATCTGTTGTGATAGTGTTGAAATATTTTTGCTATTCTCGCCAACAGGTGCAACATTTCCTGATACCCAAACCTGATTTATCTGATCCTTTAAGTATTCAAAATAAATGAATCCTTTGATCATATCAACCATACCATCACTGATAATAATATTACATGTGCCACTTTCATGCATAAATGCATTATAAATTGCCAAATACTTTGGATCCTGTGGTACAAAAGTTAATGGATCTAAATCGGCCACAAATAAATTATACAAATCAACACCCAACAATTCTGCCAATAATCTGTTTGTGTACAGATCAATGTAACCGTTGATTTTCTGTTGTTCATAAATGCCTGTTGCCAATTCCCATTTACCCTTGCCAAAATCTGCGTATGTGATATTTAAAACGTTTGCCATTGTAATATTATGGTTTTATAACTGCATCATTTTTTATTTGATGCAGTTTTTTTAATTGATTTTTTTGCTTTCACTTTTGATGGTGCCACCTTTTTTTTAACAACAGGTGCAGATTTTTTGGGTTTTGGATCCGTTGAATCAACAATTTTTCCAACAACTTTATTTCCTGCACTGCGTTTTTTCTTTTTTGATTTGCACCCCTCACATTCGTTTTCTGCATGATCATCACAATCACCAATGCAATCATCATTTGGTGCCATACTGGCAATCCCATTTGATAACAAATATTGTGATGTGTTGCCGTTTGAATCAATAATTTGATCCTTTTTTAACGTTCCCCAATCTTTTAATATTTTTAATTTCATAATGATTGTTTTAATCTGTTAAACAAATATTTATTTTGTGATTGCAGTTAATGCCGTTGCAATATCAGTACATTTCATAAATGCATCTTCATGAACTTTTGGCACAAAAAATTGGATTCTTTGTAATGCTTTAACAGTAACAATTTCATGTTCAAAATTATCATTGTTTTCATAACTAAAATCAACCGTTACACCTTGTCTGTCTAAAATTTGGCCCTTTGTAGAATCCAAAACATAAAGTGAATTTGGTGAAACCAACGGTGATGTAATTACCTGCATTCCATTCAAAACTGAATCACCATTGGCAACAAAGTTTGGCAATAAATAATCACCCTCTGAATTTTTTGCATGCATGAATTTAACCCAATCATTGTAATTCATAATGATTGTATCTGCATCATATGCCATTTCCTGCCCAAACGTATAAATTTGTGCTTTCATTGCACCTGTTAATTCGGCCAATGTTGATGATGAAAATGCCCCAGTAAAAGGTGCCAAAACATTTGCAGGATCAAACACAGAACTGATTGAATCAATTGAAACAATATCTGATGTACCCTGTAAAACTGCACTGTCTGCCTTTAATCTGATTGATGATGATACAAGATTTTCAATTTCAGATGTAACAAAACTGTAATCATCCATCATATCAATACACACATCAACATAATCACGAACTTTTGCAATTTGAACTGTACGTGTTTGCCATTCAACATCTGTTGCTGTTGTGTTTGTTGCACAATTTATCACAACCCCTGCATCCCTTGTTACACTTTTTTGTTCTCTGTATTTGATGTACTCTGTATCAACGTTTGTACGTCTGAATAAATCTGTAATTCTCGTTTCTGATCTGTACGGAATATCAAACGTTTCATTGATTAATTGGCCATAAACTTCACCCCTGTTTGTGCCTAAATTTGGCGGATTGATTTCCTTTGCTTTTAAAGACAAAGAAACAACCCCTGATTTTTGGGTAATTAGTTTTTTTAATGCATCTGCCTTTTCAACAATCATATCTTTGATTGATTTTTTTGCAACAGGTGCATTATTTTTTGCATTTTCTTTTATTGCATTTATTGAACTTTCAAGATCTGCAAATTTTTTCTGTAATTCATCAGATTTGTTTGCAGATTTAATTGCATCCAATTCATTTGATAATTCAGATTTCATTGTTTCAACATCAACTGATGATGCAAAACCGTTTGTTTTTTCAGCAATTTTTGCCTCAAATTTTTCAATCACCTGTTCAGGTGTTAATGGTGTATTTTCCATTTTTTTAATTTTTAAATATTAATAATTTATTTTTATTTCAGATCATTTAATTTGTTTTCACTCCATACACGCATTGCCTCACCGCCCCATAATAAATATGAAATTGTGCCACATGCTTTTGTATCATTGGCATCATAATATGTTTTTGCCCTACTTAAATAAGCATAAACACGTTTTAATACATCCAATGAAAAACCACGTTTTGCCACAATATCTGTGGCCCTTTGTTTTCCAACATTGGTTGCACATTTGTTACCAACTGCACTGTTTAATTCAATCCCTTTTTTGGCATTATCAACCGCCTGTTGTGGGTAATCATTAAACGTTTGTTTGGTGTGAAAATAATCATCAAATCCACTCCAATTGAATGTTTGAATAATAGGTGTTTGTTTAACGGCCAATTGTTCTTTGTTGAACGGATCGGTGTTTGCAACATCAATTAAACGTGCATTCAAATATTTTAATTTCATTTCCAAATCATATAAACGTTCATCTGTTCCTTTGCCACTGGTAATGGCTTTCACAATGATATTCATTTGATCAGTTAATGATTTTTGTATTGTTTGTTTTTCCTGTATTGTTTTAAATACATCAATTGTGTTTGCATATTGGTTTGCACCAAATGTTACTGCGGATCCCTCCCACAATTTTAATTCTTTAATTTCAAAATATCCTGTTGATTCATCAGGATCATCCGCATCCTTTGTTTCAACTTCAATATAATTTGTTTTATCTGCAATGTACTGGAAACCAATACTGTGTTCCGTAATTATTCCATCCTGATAATCACGCAATGCATCATCACCTTTTGTTGATGTACCCAATTTACCAACCGCAAATAAACCTGTTTCATCCTCTTGTAATGATGTAAATTTACCAATTTGATGTTCCCAATCATGATGCCGTAAAAATGCAATTTGCCTGTTGGATCCTGAATTTACACCCCTATCATTCAAAGATTTTTTAAATGCACCCTTTCGGATCAAATCATTATCAGAATCAATTGTATCAAAAACAGATAAATAAATTGCCACCTCACGTGCAGATAAATCAATATCTTTTATTTGTGTTTTTGCCTGTTTTATGTTGTACGTTGAAAATGGTTTTTCCATAATTATGCAAATTTATATAACAAAATTAGTTAAATTTGTTCAAATATCTTAAAAAAAAATGACATGGCAAATGATTTTTGGACTTCAATATTTGGATGGTCTAACCAAAACACCGATAAATTCATGCAATATGTGAACAATACAAAACAAAGTTATTACGGTGTAAAAGATGCAGTATGGGTTGATACAAATAAACCGTTTGAACTGTATTTACAGGTGCCTGAATTACGTACTGTTATTGATAAACGTGCATCAATGATGGCATCAGGATTGCCAGTTTTGAAAAATACTGATGGTGAAATTATTACTGATCATCAATGGGTGCATGATCTAATCAGTAAACCAAATCCAACACAATCATGGGCGGATGTTATTTATTCATTATCAGTTAATGATGGATTGTTTGCCAATGCATTTGCATATTGCCCAAAACGTTCATTTGATATTCGTAATTTAATTGTGCCATTGCCATCATCAAAAGTTAAATTAAAATTATCAGGCCGTTATTTGGATCAAATGGAAACAGGCGGAATGATACAAAATTATCAATTTTATTATGATGGCCGTAAATTTGAAACCATTGAAATTGATGATATGGTTTACATCAACACACCTGATGGCATTCATTTGGTAAATCCACGCAACAGAATTGAAACCCTGCGATTCCCATTATCAAATATCATTGCACAATACAAAAAACGTAATGTGTTGTTGGAAAATTTATCTGCCATTGGAATTTTATCATCAAATCAATCTGATTTGGGCGGATCATTACCAATGGATCCTGCGGAAAAACGGCAAATACAAAAGGATTGGATAAAACGTAATGCAGATCAAATTGTAATTACTGAATCAAATGTTGATTGGACTCCAATGAGTTACCCAACAAAACAACTGATGTTATTTGAGGAACTGGATGCAGATAAAATGGCCATCATTGATGCGTATGGTTTATCACAGTATTTGTTTTCATCAACAAAAGGTGCAACGTTTACCAATGTTTTTGAAGGTATGCGTATGACATATCAGGATACAATTATTCCTGAAACGGAACAATTATATGCAACCCTTTCACATCAATTGGGCCTTACGGATCAGGGATTGAAATTGTGTGCAGATTTTTCACATGTTGCCGTACTTCAAAAGGATCAGGTATTACAATCTGATGCAATGGATAAACGTGCAAATGCAGTGTTGAAAATAATTGAATCAGGTGTTGAATTATCTGATGATGAAAAACGTGCATTATTGGGCATCAATAACAACAACGGTTATTAAAATTTGCCCCAACCTGATTTGATCATTGCGTTCATGCGTTCCTGTTCAATAAACATCATGTATTTATGAAACCGTTTAAATGCCTGAATCAATCTGTTTATTTGTTTTCCTTTCATTTACTTTCCTTTCATTTCCTTTGTTGGATCATGTTAAATTATGTTTAACACATGTTAAACACATGTTATTTATCCAAATAAAATTCATGTGATTGTTTAATAATCAACGTATCCTGCACAATTGATCCATCAATATTTTGTTCAACAGGTTTGCAGTGATCCAAAATGTAATTGAATTGAATCATCAACAGGATCATACACAGGCCCATTGCCAGTATGGCCCAATGAACAGGATGCCAATTTTCGTTTTTCATGCCATAAATATAATCAAAAAAAAATGCAGGTATTTTCCAACCTGCATAAAAAACACCATGATCACTATTAATAAACTGATGGTTTTTTAAACCCTTACATGTTACAAATATAACGTTTTTGGGCCTTTAACGTAAATGTTTAAACAATGATTGAATGAACATTGATAAACCTGCAATGCAATCAGGTGCATCATCATTTTTGTTTTTACCCTCTTTACTAAATGATAAAACATTATCAATAAACCTGATTGATTGTGGCACATCATAACGCACAAAGTTAAATTTGTTTAATACAAATGCAGATTGCATAATGATCCGTGTAATTTTATTCTGTGTATTGGCTACCTGTAACACACGTGTTTTGGTATTACGTTGTAATTCACGTGCAAACATTGCACCCATACTGTTTGATTCAACACGGCAATAATTGGCCTGCCATTTATCCAACATTGATGCAACCATTGGTATTGTAATATCAGTGTTTGATTTATCAAATACATAATCAACAATGTAAACCTGATCACCTACAATGGCCCCAATTGCACATGCAGTGTAATCATTTCCTGTATCGGAAACATCAACATACCCAATGCAACCCTCAATTTTGTTTTTAACTTCATCAAATTCATCAGGATCAACAATGTTTATTTCACCAAATAACATTCCTTTCAGATCCATTGGTTGTTGTTGGTATTCTGCCAACCAAATTTCCTTTGCAGTTTTTTTCCGTTTATCCAAATATTCTGCGGTACTCATAACCGCACTGCAAAATGATTCATCATTTTCATCCAATGCCTGCACCATAATGGATTTATCATATGCACCATCCGCCATTTGGTATCCAATTACATCATTTACAACCCAACGTGTGCCAATATCAATGCGTTTGCATCCTGTTTCAAAACGTGAATCATGTGTTGCCTGTTTCCACTGGATCACACGTGCATTCATATTATCATTCAATGCATCATCAATACCCCTGTACAGATCATCAGTAATGGCCACCTTTGATGCACCAAATCCAATGATTGTTCCGCCTACACCTGCACCAAAATAACCAACCTGTTTTGATTTGTTGGTGTTCCATCCTTGTAAATTTGCTTTGTCAGATGATAAACATACATCAGGAAATATTGTTGCAAATTTTTCTGATTTCACAATATCACGTACATCATATGAAAACTTTGTGTACAGTGTTGCCGTACATGTGTTACGCATTACTGATTCCGTTGGATGATTTCCCAGTACCCACGCACAATAAATTGATGTGATATATGATTTTCCTGCACGTGGCGGTAATGAAACAGATAATGATTTTATTTTATCATCTGTAATATCCTGCATTGCATCTGCAACCTCACGTAAAAATTCACGTTCCGCAAAAAATTCACCATCATAAAACATGCAGAATTGCCAAAAATCACGTTTGCACAATTCATAATACAGATACAAATTGATTAAATCTGTTTTATTTTTTGCCATTTTTTAGGTGTTCACGTATTTCATCCGTTGTTAATGCAGATAAATCAGGCCTGTTGGTTTGTAAATTAACATCCTGCCTTTCAACATATCCACGTGAACGCATTTTGCATTTCATGTAAAATATTGTTGCCGTTGTATTGCCATCCTGAATTTGATTGTACAACTGTGATTCAACAAAATCATGGGCCTGTTCCGCAACATCATTTACCTGTTCCGCATAATCAGGATCATTGTTGTACCAATCATAATGTGTTGATCTGTTGATTCCAACAGTTTTGCATGCGGTTGATACAATGCCCAATGATGCAATCAATGCATCAATCATTGCACCCTTTTTTATGGTGTTGGATTTTGTTGGTTTTTTGGCAACACGTTTTACCTTTTGTTTAACAGGTTTTTTATTTGTTGATGTTGTTTTTTTCTTTGTTGCCATACCGTTTAAAATATCAGATTCACCAATAAAATTATACCTGCAACCATTGCAATGCGTATAAATGTTAATTTTAAACTTGATGGATCAATTAAATACAGTTTGAATGATGCATGTGTTGCATGCGGTAAAAACAAGTGTATAAACCTATCAATGCAGAATAAAACAAACATTACTGGCAAAAATGCCACACCCAATATTTTTTTATACATTGGCATTTTTTTAATTCGTTTTGCCCTTTCGTTTTTGATTTCATCAATTTTTTTATCAAATGAATCATCAACTTTTTTTACCTTTGTTGGTTTTGCTTTTTTCATTTCCTTAATTGTTTTACGTGTTAAACTTCGTTTTTCGGATCTGTTCATTTTACAAATATAATAAATTAGAAAATGGGATGCATTTTATGGCATCACAACCATCTGCACCCCATTCACATAAAACATAACCTTTCAAATTTACAATATTTTTTATTTAAAACACGTTTAATGCGGTGAAAATGGTTTTTTGTGTATTACACCCACATTATCAATTAAACCTTTTAAATAGGCATCAAATGCCCTCTGCATTGATCCTTTGTTTGTTCTGCACATCACATTGTTGATGCGTTCACTGTATTCAATTAAATTAACACTGTTGTTTGCCCTGTGGCAAAAATCATGCATATCAGGTATGGTAAAAAATCCGCCCTGAATACTGCAATTTGGTTTGGATAATAAGTATGTACACATTTCATCAAACGTTTTTGGTATTTGATTGTTGTAATGGTATGCCTGATCCTGTTTGTTTATATCATTCATAAATCAATTATTTCATCAATTTGTTTTTCAATTATGCCTGTGCCGTTGCACTGATCACATTCAATATCAACATAACACCCACCGCAACACATTGATGCAACACGGCCACATTCCTGCATCATTTCAACCGTGCCATCACCATCACATTCATCACATTCACATTCAATTTCATCATCATTGTGATCCAATTCATGTGATAAAAAACATTCTGTTGATTGATCTGCAAATTTAACGGTGTATTCCGTAACCTTTGTTTTTTGCATTCCACTGGTTTGCACATAAACAACTGTTATTATTTCAGAATCAACAACCAAACCAATTTGTTTTGTTTTTGTAACAATTACCTGATCATGCAAATCAATAATGTTTGGGCCTGTATGATTTGATTTTACCATGTTTGTTGTTTTAAATTAAAAAAAAAGGCATGTATTACCATGCCCTGTTTTATTATTGATTTATCAGATCACCAATTTTCTGCACTGTTGTTAAATTCAATCCACGTTCATTGTTCAGGAACATGTACATTTGGTTTGGATGCACTGCACATTGTTTTGCAAATGCATGTACAGATAAATTGTTTTCCGTGATGTAATGATTGCAGATTGCACGTACATCCTCAACCAAATATTTTAATTGTTCCGATTTAATAGGTGTAATTTTTTTCTTTGTTTCCATAATTATGTTTTAAAATGGCAAATCACCATCTGATGATCCCTGTGATTCATTAAAATCCTGTGCCGTTTCACTCATTTGTTTTGCCTTTGGTGCCTTTGGTGTTGGTAACGGCATGCCACCAACAGTTTGTATTTTCCAACCCTGTAATGTGTTAAAGTATAACGTATCACCTGTTTTTGGGTTTTCCCATGCACGGCCACGCAAATTAAAATCAATTTCAATTTCCATACCCTGCACCAACATTCCTGATTCATCAACCATATCATTAACAAACTGGATCTGTATCAATTGCGGATAATCACCGCCTGTGTTTATGATCACATCACGTTTCCTGAATGAATCAGATATTTGTTTTTCATTTTGTACCAATTCAACTGTACCATTTAATTTAAATTCCATTTTTTCTGTTTTTATTTGATTTGTAAATTTTTATTTGTAATTAATTCCGCACCATCAACTGTGGCACCGCCTTTTATGGCCCTTTTGATTTCCATTTTATCAATTTTTGTTGTGATAATTTGGGTTTTAAACTGTTTATCAATTGCATTTTCATCCGTTATTTCAACAGATTGTGATGATCTGAATGAAATTTTTGTTGTTGGTGTTTCAATAACATCCATTTCAAACTGTTGCATTGCATCTGATAATGCGTTTTCCAAACGTTCCGTTGTGTTTTTACGCACCTTTTTAATGGCCTGTAAACGTTTTATTTCCGCATCAACAACATCATTATCATATTTCATTGCACGGATCACCTGTGCATATCCTGATGCCTTTTGTTTCATTTGTGATTCCGTGATTTGCAATTGATCCTGCAATTCATCAGTTAATTCACCGCCATTTGCAATCAATTCATTTACGATCAATTGCATATCATTTGAAATTTTAAATAAACTACTCATGTTTTATTTTTTTAAAGATTTATTAATTTCATTGGCATGATCAATCTGTGATTGTAAAAAATCAACCAATGTGTTTTCCTGTGGCACCGTTAAATCAAATGTTTTACGCAAATCATCCTCATGGTATGCACCATTTTTGATGGCCTGTAATGCATCATTGAAACGTTTTGCAGTAATTTTTTTCTTTGTTTCAACTTTTGGTTTTGGTTTTTCAGGTGCAGGATCAGGTGCAGGTGCAACATATCCATCAGGCAAATCTTCACCTGCATAAATGTAAATTCCCAATCCAAACATTGCCAAATTTTTAACCAAACAACGCATTAATGCCTTATTAATATCCATCATGGATGCAGGTTGCACGGTAATTGATTTACCTGATCTGAATGTAATTTGGTATGCCTCTGTTTTCTGTGCATTGTTTGAATTATCCATTACTGGCAACCACATATCATGTGATTCACCGCCTGTTGTTACACGTGTTTGCACCAAAATACCAAACTGATCAACCATGTACGGTTTATTTGTTTCAGGATCTTTGATGATTTCATAATTCGCATCAGGGCAATGTTTTTTAAATTCACTCCATGCCCATGCCCATGATAAATATGTGAAATTGTTGCGTTTTTCTGTGTTTGCATTAACGTTTAATGCAGATAATTTTGCAAACAACGGTTGTTGTTTTTCTGATGTTGCACGTGTTTTACGTGCGGTTTTTTTCTGTTCCATTTTTGTTATGATTTATGATTTTTGTAAATATACAAAATAAATTTGTATCAAATGTAAATTAAATTTATTTACTCTGTAATTGTTTTATTTTTTGTTTATATAATTCAATTTTTTCTTTTATTTCATCAACTGATAATTGCAGTTTATCACCTCTGTGATCATCCAAATACTTTAATTGATCAGGTGTGATGCGTTCCGTGATCCGCAAACGGTATTCATGTGCGTTTGATCCCCTGTGTTTATTACAACGCACACATTGCCCAAAACAATTTGATTCATGATACCGCAAAAATGGATACCGTGATTTTTCCCAAAAATGCCCTGCATCATATTTACTGTTTTGCAATGATGTACCGCATGAAATACATCCCTTTTTTACATCCCTGATCCTGATAAATTTATTAAAATACTTTTGCAATTTGTTTTTCCATTCTGTGGGTGTTGTTAATTCTAAACGTTTTGCCTTTGTATCTTTTTTATCCTGTATCTGTTTTTGCTTTTTTTCCTTTTGGGTTTTAACACTGGCATGTTTCAACGCACATTGCCATCCGCAAACAATTTGTTTTTCATTATCAGGGTAAAATTTATCTTTGCAAACTTTGCAATTTTTTGTTTTGGATTTCATAAAATGTAATGTTTGATAAATTTTTTTGTTTCATTTTCTGCAAATTGAATCAATTGTTCCTCATTGTATTTGTTGTAATCATTTAACCTGAATGCCAAATGCATAAATTCATGCATTATCAATGTAATAAATTCAACAGGATATTTTGATTTTAATGTATTTATGAAAACAAAATATTTTCCTGAATCATTAGGTTTTAAATTACACATGCCTGCAATAAAACAATCATCAGGTGTATCAACATGATCCATGCAATCTGATTTATCCAATCCGTGTAAATGATCAACATTAAAATAATCAAACAGATCAATTGATTTATCTGAATACATTAAATAATATTGTTGTTTAATTAATATTTTCATTTTAAAATGGGTTTTGATCCTGATATTGTTTTACTGGTTGCACATAATTAAAATCAGGAATTTGCAAATCATCCGCCCATGTTGATGTTGGTAAATCAATTACCATTGGCACAATGCCTGTTTCACCCTCACGATTTTTTGCAATTAAAAATTCACCTTTGCCCTCTGTACTCATTCCCTGATCATCCTGCATTTCACCGTAATATTCTGCACGGTGTAAAAATGCAACAACTGATGCATCCTGTTCAATTTCACCTGATTCCTTTAAATCAGGCAATGATGGCCGTTTACCAGTTTTTGCAGAATCACGTGATAATTGTGCCATTGCAATGCATGGTATTTCAATGCTCATGGTTAAACGTTTAATATCATTTGATATACGTGTAACCTCTGTGTACCGTGTTTCTGTTTTTACAGGTATTATTTTTTGCAGGTAATCAATCATGTAAACATCCAATCCTGTTGTGTTTTTTAATTCTGTGATTTTACGTGTAATATCTGAAACCTTTTGTGATCCATCAACAAAGGTGATATTTTTCCAACCCTCACTGTTTTTTACACCGTATATTTTTGCCAATTCATCATTATTACATTGGCCCAATTTTATTTTATTGGAATCAATGCCTGTGATTGTGGCAAGCATCCGCCTCATGATCTGTGCATTACTCATTTCCAATGAAAATACGCAAACTTTTTTATTAAGATCAAACGCAATCTGTTTTGCACATGATACCAACCATGCCGTTTTGCCCATTGCAGGCCTGCCACCCACAACCATAACATCAATGTTTTCCAATATAATTTTATTGTATGTACCATCCCAACCCAACTGCAAACCAAATTCAACACCATTTTTTGCATCATTGTGCCGTGAAATAACATTATCAATTATCTGATCATTTGATTCATATGATTTCACCCCTGTATCCAGTAACATTGATTTGGTTTTATCACATAATTGAATTACATCATCAGGTGAAAAATTTGGTGATTCCATTTTTTGTATAAAATCACGTGCAAATTTATTTACTTCATTAATCTGATATTGAAAATTAACAGTATTCATCAATGATCCAATCCGTATGTATGGTACATCTGTGGATGCCAGTGATGTTTGATAAATTGCATCTTTTGATAATCTGTTGTTTTCACGCAAACAATCCGTAACGGTAACAATATCAACCCCACGTTTTTGTTTGATTAATTCACCAATTGCAAAATGCCAATCCTTGTGGATTTGTAACATGTTCCATTCAGGTTTTATCAATGGATAATATTCGTTTATTACATCCTGATTATGGATAAATAAATGCCCATAAATTTGCGTTAATTCTGTAACCATGTGTTATGTTTTATTTTGTTGGTGTGTATTTATTTGATTGTTTTGATTCACTGTATGCATATTGATCCAGTGTTTTTGGCCGTGCAAAATATTCCAATGTACAATATTTAAAATTGTTTTGTTTATGAAAATCATCAGATTTGCACACACTCATGGCCTTTGCAATTTCCATTGTTGTGTATCCATCAGAAACACGTGCATTGTATTTTTGCTTTACAGATGCAGAAAACACACGGCATTTTTTACCAAACGTATCATTGAAAAAAACCAATAATTTATCAAATTCAATTTTATTTGATTTGCTTTTATTTTCTTTTATTTCCTTTGTTGGTATTTGTTCAACACTTGTTGATTTTTGTTGAACACCTGATGATAATAACGCACGTTTTTCTGCACTGCGTTTTCCTGCCATACTGCGTTTTTCAATAACAGATTTGCGTTTTTCCATGTTATTCAAAACACGTTCAGAATAAAAACAATCATCATCTGATTTTAATATTTCGCAATCATCAATTAAACAATGTATCATTTTTTCAACCTCAACTGGATCAACTTTTAATTGAAACCCAATTGCAGTATAAATGTATTTTTTTAATGGTAATTTATTTTGTTGATCTTCATGCAACATTTCAATGATCCGCCAAAATACACCGTAACCTGATGCACCAAACATTGATAAAAATGCCTGAATTTTAGGATCTGATGTTGTTGAATAATCATGTGAAAAATAAAATGTATCTTTTTTCATTGTGTTATGTGTTATGTTTTATGTTTATACAAATTTAATTTATTTTTTTGAATTAATTGATTCTAAAACTGAAATACATAATTTATCAGGTATTTTTGATCTGTCATATGATCCCTTTTTTCCCTGCGTTCCTGTTTTTGCACCTCTTCGTGCAGATTCATGATGGCAATGTTTATTAATTATATTTCCATCCGCATCATATTTGTAATTTTTACACACTGGCAACGGAATCCAATCATCAGAATTTGTAAATAAATCCGTTGGTTTGGCCCTTGAATCACCGTATTTACAATACCAAACTGTGTGCCTCTTAAATTCCTGCATCCAATCCATGTGCCGTAACATACCACGTGGATTTTCAATGAAATAAATTAAATTTGGATTTATTGTTTGCCATTTTTTTATTAATGAAATAAAATGTTTATTGGTATCATCACATTTTTTGGCATAATCTGATGTTGGTATTTGTTTATTGCGGTGATGTGATATTGCGGAAATACTGTACGTTGTGCAATCAGGTGATGCCCATACAAAATCAGGTATAAATGGCACATCAAATGTTTGCATTTGTTCAATATCAATTTGTAAATCTATGTTTTCATAATTTTCCCAATCAACGGAAAAAACCTGCATACCCATTTTTTCGGCCTGTTTTCCAATGCTTCTTGATCCTGCAAATAATTCTAATACTTTAATTTTTTTCATTTTAATCAATATTTAATAATTCGTTTAAATCAAATTTTGTTGTTAATGCTTTTTTAATATGTATCTGTTCCATTGAATATCCATACACTTTGCCATTTAATACATTTGCATATTTTGGCATTAATATGTTGCCCTGAACAAAATCAAATCCCTGCGGTGTGATCCTGTACATCCCTGCAACATCAGGATCAGATTGAATCAATCTAAAATAAACCAACTTTTGCCAATCTGCACGTTGTGATGGTGTGATGTTTTCTGCATTTAAAATATTGGTAAACTTTGTGTATTGATTTTGATTTTTACGTTGATGCAATACAAATTTGATCAGGCAAAATGCCATTGTTGATGCCAATTTGCGTTTGTACATCTGCACCCTTTGATTGCATGCAGGGCAATAACAACCATCTTTGTAATTTTCATTTAAATACTGTTTAATTTGTGCCAGTGTTGCCGTTGGTACATGCACGTGCATGTTTTTTTCATCATTCATGTTATGTTTATTTTTTAGATTTATTCATTTTTGATTGATAAACCATGTATTGTTTATCATTTATAATTTCAATTGTGTATGGGATTTCCTCAACATCCCAAACATAAAAATCAAATTGTTCAGAATAATAAAAATAAAACCCCTCTGATGCACGGTTGTGCAATTTGTATAATTGTTTCATCAGATCGTTTTGATCCTTGTAATACAATTCAATATTAATTTTTTTCAATGCCATCCCTGTATGCTTTTACCTTTAAATAATGGGCCAAATTAAATGATGTGCGTATTACATCACTGTTTTGTTTTGTGTTCCAAAACCGTATGCACGATTTTTCACGTTGTGTTAAAAATGGTATTTTCATGTTATATTGATATTGATGATGAAAAAATTTGCCCACCAGTTTGTTTAATGTTTTCCAAATTTGCTTTTACAATCAATAAATTTTGTAATTGTATTTGCATTTTTTGTTTATCATCATTCCAATCTGCCTGTAAATCGTGATTTACTTCATTTATCCATGCATCAACCGTTTCCTGTACCTGTGTAAAATTTATATTATTTGCCATGTTTTCTGTTTTTTTTTTATTAATTAAAATGGGCATGTATTACCATGCCCTGTTTTTTTTAGTATTTAGACAATCCCAATAATTGTAATGCCTCACGTTCTTTTTTGTACGTTTTGTATGATTTACCTGTATTACGAAAATATTTTTCAGAAAAAAATAATTTACCTGTATCATTATCAGTGTAACCCTCAAACCAAAACCATGCATCAACATTGCCAAAACCAAAATATGTTTTTTGGTGATTGTTTAAACCAATTGTATCACCAAACCTGTTAAATGCAACAGTAAATAATTCAAATTCAAATCCTTTGTTTGTAACTGCGGTGTGTAATTCTTGTAATGTGTTCATAATCAACGTTTTAAGTAATTTATTAATGTGATTGCCTCGTTGCAACAGTACAAATATATATAAATTTAATTTATATACACAATAAAACATGATAAATTTAATTTTTTTTTTGTTTTTAGGTAAAAAAAGGCATTGCAAATACAATACCTTTAAAAATTGCCGTTGGGTTTTACAACCAAATTATGAACAGAAACGGCATTTTTATGCGTTTTCAGGCACAAATTCATT